AGTTTTTCAAACTCTTCATCACTCATAGAGAGGGCATTTGATTCCTCTCCCTCATCTAGTTCTTCTTCTTCTTCTTTTTCTTCTGCACCAGAAGAAGACATAACATTTAATGACATTGCAGCTACTATACTGAATTCAATCTGTTTCATGTTACTCTCCTTCTGCTTCTGTACGAAGTGACTCAAGCTCTGCTTCAGAATTTTCTATTTGTCTTTGCATTTGCCTTCCCATAGCTCTGATACCTAGAATGTATTGTCTAAAAGACGATACTGCTCTTAGGTCTTCGAAGATAGACTTCTGTTTGTCCTCATCTTGCCAATCTGGGTCAGCTAGTAGACTTGTAAGTCTTGCTGGTTCTGACTCCAGATATCCGACTGTAAACAGTTCTTTGAACTTTTTATCTGAAATTAGATTCTCCATCATATCTTTCTTTTCTACCATACTCTTAGCTGCCTCTATTGAGATCTCTATTTCTCTCTCAACTTGCTCTAATTGTGCTTGATCTGTCATTTCGTTCTTCCTTTGTTGGTTTGTTTTAGGTTTGGTTTGTGTTGAATTATAACACACTTATTGCTTAAAGCCGTCTGTTGACTAATGAATCAACTAGATTTTCTTCTGGAGTGTCCATGCCTGGCAAGACGTTCGGTGGTGTCTTTTGGTAATGATTATTGGCATTGAACACTTTAGGCTTTCCCGAGCCCTTACCTCCTGCTACTGGAGTGGGACTGTGAGAACCAACCAATGGGTTATCTCTGTCTAGGGCTGCAGCGACTTGCTTATCATCTATAGCATTTACTGCACGCTGATTCTCTGATTGTGCATTTCGTTTATGGTCTTGACGTTTACCTACTTCAGCTCTTAGTTCGTTTGTACCATCCTTCTTCTGAACGAAGTCGAGATCTGACATGTCTGCAGTAGATTCAAGAGCTCTTGCTTTAGCCATTTCAGTTTCTGCTTTAGCATTCTTTAGTTTAGTATCAGCTTGATTTTCTGTACCTTTAGCTTGTTCGTTTGCAACTTGTGCTTCAAGTAACTGAGCTTGTAATTCTTTGATCTTCTCTTGCATAGGATCTGGTTCTGGTTTATATTCTTCAATCTGTTTAGCTAGGTCTGGCATCTTCTTGAGTCTAGCAATCTTACCAAGTATAACTGATTGTAAACCAGGATCCATATTTGGTCCGATTGTCTGCAGCATAAATCCAAGGTCTTGTGCTTGCTCTTGATCCACTTCAGGTGTAGAGATTGTCAACTTAACGTCAAACTCTCCAGCTAAAGTGTCTCTTGAGATAGTTACTTCTTCTTCATCTGTAATACGGATGATTTCTTCGTCCTCGAGATTGACTGCATTCATTGCAAGTATTTTTCTACCAACTTCGATGATACCAAATGATAGTCTTCTAAGTATCCCCATTTCTCGCTTCGAGGTTGCGTCTGAAGCCGACTTAACAGCTGCAGCCGTGCTACCTAATGCATTACCACCTTGAGCAGCAGAAAAAGGTATTGTTCCTGTTAGTGCTTGTGCACCATGTTCATGGAATTGAATAACTTCCATTGCTGAACGTGGTATCTCAGGGTATGTAGCCATAAAGAATGCTTTAGATGGGTCAATATCAGGGTTAAAGATATAATCCTTACCTTGTTCGAATCTAAGCTTTTGTGCTGGGTCTAGTGCATTTGCTGATATACCTTGTTGTGCATTGGCTGATTTACCCATAAGGTCAATCATACCACGAGTAACAGCACCAATAATGTCTTGATGATCTTCGATTAGAACTGCATCTGGTTCTCCACCATATACATCTTTACGCTTAGGTAGATAAACTACTTTAACAAAAGGAGGCTTCTTATCTGGGAATGGATTTTCCTCTAGTCTTATCATCACAGAACCAACATACGTTGCAACTACTGGTACTAGAATACCATCCTTGTTTATGTCCCAATTTCCCCAGTATTCCATAACCTTGAGCTTTTTACGAGGATCATCTTCATAGTTGAATACTTTCTCTTCATATGCTTCTTCGCTTAGTGCCTCATCAGAGTCATCAACGATAGCCTCAACGTTACTATATTTAGGATCTTTTTTTAATTCAGCTCTTGAACTTTGGAACTGATATCCAATAAATCCAGCCTTATCCAAGTCTCCATCACAAGTAGGGTCAATCATTACTTTATCATACTCACATACTTCAATAGTAGGTCTATTATAAAGAGTAGCCATCTCCATAACCATCTCGGTAGCACCACCAGGATCAGGTACCATTTGTGCCATACCTTGAGCTTCTTGTTGCATTTGTTGGAATTGCATAGGATCCATTTGCCCCTGTTGTACTGCCTGCATTGCTTGTTGCAACTGTTGCTGTACTTCAGGTGGAAGCTGTGGAACCATCACTGGTTTCTCAACTTCACGTTCTTCCTCGTCGAATTCCCATCCTGTTCTGATGAATACAACACCTTCATCTACTGCAGTACGTACATATCTATCTATGAACTCTACTCTGTCGATGTCCTTGTTAAATTGCTTGTTCAGAATGATTGCATTGTCTCTAGCCGCATCAGTGTCTGCATGTGTTGAAGGATGAACATCAAACTGGTCAACCGAAGTCAATAGTGATTCAGACAATGAAGAGTATCTCCACTCATTCTGAGTTCTTACTATCTTAGGTTGAAAAGTAGAGCGTCCCTTTAGAGGCTTAATCTTCAGAACCCCATCTCTAACATTAAGATATTTCCTTACATTTGACACATGAGTATCAAAGTCTGGAGAAGCATCCCTAATGTCATTCTTTAGTTTTTGAACCGTAGGTGGGTTCTTCCATTCAGGCTGCAGAGTCTTAGGCTTAATGACTCCATTGTCATCATACTCTATCTCTACACCATCATCTATAGCTACTTGATTTCCCATATTATCTCCTTTATGATGTATGAACCTCTAGTATATCCCAGACACCACTACCGTGATCATCCAACAATGTATCTAATTGAAGTTTTCCTGATGAGTTAGTATACTCACACATATCTAATGGCAACATTTTTCCAGCCGCAAACAGCGCATCTCTTGCTGCCACATCAGCAACCTCATATAAATTAAAGGCACGCTTTATTCGTACGACTCTTTTTGAACCACCAGTTGCTGTCTCATCTTTTAATATCATAATGTCACCATCTGTATGATTAACCGCTATTTGTCCAGGACCAAGTATGTTTACATTTGGAGTGTTTAAGTGTCCCACTGTATTTAGATTAATTTTTCTCATATTACAACCTTATACATCACAAACCATTTAAAATCAAAATATACTTCCATATATCTGATTCCACCATCTACATATCTTACATAGTCACCATTTTGCATAGTGCTATTTAATGCTAAATCATTTCTTTCCTGAAGGTTAGCAACATCATAAAATTTGTTCCTCTCTCTAAGTTCTATTATTCTTCCATCTTTTGCTGACATGAATAATATTCCATCTGCATTATTCATGGCAACTTGACCATGAACAAGAGATATAGGTTTCTTACCATTTTCTAGTGAATATAATCTTACTGGGTTCATATAATACTCCTTTCTATTATGGACATGAGCTACTCGTTTCATAGTCATAACCATGATCTGCTGTCATTAGTGCGCGTTCCTGTGCAGTTGGATGTATGAGAGCATTACAGCCAATAAACATTTGAAACTTTGATGCTGTAGTGTTGTCAAGTGTAGTTGTATCAAGGTTCGTTATACATTTTAATTTATAACAATTTCTAAATGTATTTGTACCAGTTGTGGCTTTTGGAGCATAGAAATTTTTCATATTTATTGATGTTACTTGTGAAAAATCCCAAAATAGATTAGATATACTAGCCATATTATATCCACCTTCGATATCAATATGTCCAATAAAAGTATTGTTAACTGTGGAGTTATCTATCGCGATTGCTGATATGTAACCTGAGAACTCTTCTTCTATTACAACTGGAACAGCACCCCCACCAGGCAAGGTATATGTCGTATCTGGGTTATAATATGTCCACGCTCCATTGCCTTTCTTCATTCTCATTCTTCCCCCACTGAATCTCATGGTTGCAGTATTGGTTTGGAATGGTGAATGGAATGTATACTTTAATTTAACTATGTTTGTTCTTTCAACAAGATGCCACTTGTTTGTCATCCATGTCTCCAGATACTTTATCTGGTTCTCAACATATTGTACGAAGTCACCATCTTTTAGGTCTGTAAGAGCATTTCTTTCAGCAAGATCAACCACTAGGAATATACTGGCAGTCCTCTCCGTAAATTCAACAACATTCAAATCAGTCTTTATTAGGAAGATTTTTTCATCTTCAGAATTCATTGATATCTCTCCAGTAGCAACGTCTCCTGGTGATGGTATAGAACCTGGAGTATTGCTTGTTTTTTCTAAATGTGTCATATTATTCTCCTTTTAAAAAGTTCCGCCATTTGCAACGTCATCCCAATTATTTTTAACTGTACTCCATGCTCCAGGAGCATGTCCAGTTTTACAGGTATAAACTCTCAATTCTGTGTTTAGTGGTGTTGGCAATGCAGGATCAATTACTGATACCATTTGACCAACCTCATATGCAAAAAACTCATTAAATAGTATTCCACCCTTCTCTGGTTCATATCCATATTTCCAGTCAGCAGAACCATCTGGTTCGTTTCCTGCTGTAGATATATGTGCGTTGGTACATCTAAACATAGCAGAACCGAGTGCATTGTCAGAAGAACTTACTATGTCTCCAACCTCATACTTTATTCCATTGCTTGACCATTGAATACCACCTCTCTCTGGAGTAGATGAGTGAACCCAATTAGAAGAACCTTCTGGTGGAGTTGATACAGTTGATATATTATCAACTATACATGTATATGTCGCTGTTCCATATACTGAATCTGGAGCAGTAACTATATCTCCCACCTTATATTCTACATCTGATCCATCCCATATAACACCACCTCTTTCAGTAGATACAAGTCTTTCCCATGAATCTGTTGTATCAGTGTCTGGTCTAATTGCAGTATTGTCTTTAATCGCAGTAAAGGCAAAGTGTGGTTCTCCTGCAGACGATTGGATTGTAGCAACATCTCCTATCTTGTACTCAATCAGTGTTGACCATAATGTACCACCACGCTCTTTGTTACCACGTTCAGACAGAAATAGTTCCCATTCTACTGGTGATGAGTCTGGATTATTACCTGTGTTTGAATTTATTGTGGATATATATATTGCAGTTACACCATCTCTTACTTTTGAGACCATATCTCCTTTTCTGTATTTAACGGTGCTATCATATTCTATTCCACCAAATTCATCTGAAGATGGATCTATCCATGGAGCTAGTGGTGGTTCTGTACCTGGAGCAACTCCTCCTGCTGGAGCAATATATAATTCACCATTCCATGATACAATGTCTCCTTCGTAGTAAGTTACGTTATTTTTCCATAGTCCTACAATTGCACGACTTGTGTCAAGTAGTTGCCAATATACAAGGTCGGAACCAGGGTGTACTGTACCAGCACCAGATGAGTTTATACGCATATAGATTTTTGTTCCTTCTGAAACAACATCACCAACGGTATATGCTCTGTTTGCTACCCACGATACACCACCACGCTCTATAGCAGCTGAAGCAACCATATCTTTCCACTGTGCTGGGGAAACATCAGGTTGGTTGTTTATTGTCTCAGCTAATGCTATATATGCAGTTCCACTATATACTGCAATATCCCCAATATTATATGTTGTTCCACTATTCCAAGATACTCCACCTTTTTCAAAGTCCCTGATCATTTTCCAATATATGTCATTTCCTGGGTCCTGAGAACCATCAGTAAGTGTTGTGTCTTGTATTGCTACATGTAGCAATAC